TCCCACATCACTACCAACGATGGGACTATGAAAAATCGTTCAATTCACCCCGCAGAATTTGCCGGCTGGCGCCCGAGCATGGTCGACGCCGCTCTCTGGGAGACCATCCTATGGGCCACCCCGGATGACAACGGCGACCCTTTGGACAGAAACAACGACATGACGGCACCCTGGCGCGAAGACATGCAGACCCTGTCTGAACAGTTCTATGCATGGCGTGATCTGGCGGATGACTGTTTGATGCAGCACGGTCTAGGAGAGCTAAACCTTGAAGATCTCCTAGGTGACAGGGTCGAACACTGCTACGTGCTGGTGCGCGATGGTCACGGGGTCAGCATGGCTGAACGCTGGGAGCCCGGTCCAGAGCATGAGTGCCTAACCGCGCTGCATCGGCTGGCACAGGCTCAGGGCCCGATCGGTGCCTACGTTGGCGACGATGGCCGCATCTATCTGAGCTGGAGCGATTGACACCCGGCCGTATCCGACTCTACATTCTCACACAAGCCCTACCCTTAGGCTCACACCATGACAAACACCGAATTCCACTGGACTGGTTCCCACGTATCAGGCTCTCGGGCTTGTGCCGTGGTTCGTTACAGCGGTCCTAACGAAAAGCGCGGCAGTCGCTGGCTTGCAACCGTCAAGCGCGACAGCCAGACCACGTGGCGTGGTTCGGCCACCTTTGAGGAAGGACCGATCACAGCCGCTTTACGTGCTGCATCCAAGGCCGGTGTTGAATGGCAGGCTCTGACCTGCCACAGCATTGATCCCGATACCTACGCTGTGGGGTTCTGATCATGCAGACTCTCTGGCAGGCAGAACTGACTGATACGTTCGGCGGTCAGGCTAACTACTGCTGGGTCAACCGCGAGACCTTTGAGCTACCGGCTGACGCCACACGGCGCCAGATCGTAGCAGCCGGCAAGGCTGCCCTGGGTCTGACCGGTTGCCGTTGCAGGACCTTTGAGATGGGAGAGGGGTTCGAGCTGAGGCCCATAGGCTCGTGCACCGTCGCGTTCCTGATCCCGTCCTATTGACTGGCACACTGCAAACCCTACGGGCCCGGCCACACTGCCGGGCTTTTTGCTGCGCTCGCTTCGCTCGCGCACAACGTGAGAGCTTAAGATTAAGGCACTGCCTGGGATGTAACAGTGAAAGACACACCGGAACTTAACAGCGAAGCTCCGGAACTTGCGCCGGAGGCTAACAGCGCTGCTACCAACGTCGGCAACGATGAAAGTAAGCGTTGGCGGGGTGGCAAGGGTTCCCAGGTCCGGATTGATGAACGGATGAACTTCGCGTACTGCTGCATCCTTGAGGGTGGCACTGTACGGCAGATCTGCCAGCGAGTGATGGATCGGTTCGGTGTGTCTGAAATTACCGCTCACAGAGACTACAAACGTGCTACAGAGCTTTTAACAACGGAGCAAACAGAGACTCGTGCGGGATTGTTAAACCAAATCCAGGCACTTAGGCTTGCAACAGTACATAAGGCACTGCGCAAAGGCCAATTACAGACCGTGGCGATGCTGCTCAAAGATATGGGCGCGGTGATCGGCGAGGCAGCACCAGAGCAGCAGGCAGCCGCTGCCCCCACGCTCAATATCACGGTTGAGGACAAGCGGCAGTCCTAAGCGGCTGCGAGTGTTACAAAGTGTGAAGCCTGGGACGTTCCAACCTTGCCACGCTCCCAGGCGTCGCTATTGTGTGAGGGTACCAGGCACACCACGCCATGAAAAGAACAATTGCCGCCCTTGCTCTACTGGCTCTCGCAACGTCAACCGCTAACCTCCCCCTCGCCGTAGCACTCGCGGCTGGGGGTCTGGCAATCGGTGCCACAGTCCCAGCGGACTAGTACAAACCCACCACGTTTGCCATAGCAAAAGCCCCCTAGCGGGGGCCTTCTTTATGTGGCTTGTGACCTAGCGGATCAGTACAGATCGCTAGGATCGATCGGCTCCCAAGCAGTGGTAACACACCGGAAACCTAACTTCTCTATGGTGCTGATGGCCTGGGGAAGCAGGGTTTTAGATCCGGTCAGGCTGCAAAGCGCAACGGCTGCATCGTTTGCCGGATAAGCGCGGACCTGGCCGAAAGCGGACCGGATCTCAAAGGTGGCTTGCTGCATGGTGGGTCTGGTGTCCCTTTACTTCTTTATTATAACACACCAGACGCAAGCCCGAGGGGGGTAACGTCACAAAAAGTAACACACCAAGCGGGGCCCAGGGAACCTACTGACATATCCGCAATTCCTTCTCCTGTATCACACCGGGGGCAGGGTTGCGATTCTGCCGGAACGCGTCCGCTAGGCCCCAAAAAATACGCAAGCGATAGGATAAAATATAGTCTGTGAAGGACATCTCCCATGTGGAAACCGATTCGCGGCTACGAAAACTCCTACGAAATCAGCGAGTTCGGTCAAGTCAGCTCCCTGGAACGCATCGTGACCTACACCCGCCGCGACGGTCGCCGCATCCAGCGCCACTACCCAGCCAAATTGCTCAAACCGGCCCTAAACAGTCGCGGCTACGAAATTGTCACACTTTGTGACGCCAATAACGACCACCACACCTACGCCATCCACCGCCTGGTGCTGGAAACATTCTGCGGCCCCAAACAACCCGGCCAAGAGTGCCGCCATCTCGACGGAAACATACGCAACAACCACCTCGCCAACCTTCGCTGGGGCACATCTGCCGAAAACATGGCAGACAAAATCACCCACGGCACTTGGGTCCGCGGCAGCCGAGTCGGCAATTCCCGCCTAACCGAAGACCAAGTCCTCCAAATCAAACGCCGCCTGGAGCAAAAAGAGGCCCACGCTTCTATTGCACTAGACTATGGCGTCAAAACCGTAACAATCAGTGCCATTAGCTCCGGCCGCAACTGGTCTTGGTTATGAGTGACAACAGCGTCAGCCTCCGCTACGCCCAAGGCGAAGTATTCAGCAGCCGCAAACGCTTCCGCGTCCTCGTAGCAGGCCGCCGCTTCGGCAAAAGCTACCTCTCCTGCGTCGAACTCCTCCGTGGAGCAATCGAACGCCCCGGCGAAACATACTTTTACTGCGCGCCGAGTTATCGCATGGCAAAAGATATTGTGTGGAAATTATTAAAAAAACTTGTCCCAAAAGCATGGGTAAAAAGTAAAAACGAAACTGACCTCAAAATCGAACTGGTCAACGGCAGCACGATTGAGCTAAAGGGCACCGAAAACGCCATGGCCCTACGAGGCCGCAGTTTGGCTGGCGTGGTGCTCGACGAGGCCGCCTTCATGGACTCCGAAGTCTGGTTCGAGGTCATCCGCCCCGCCCTCGCTGACAAACAAGGCTGGGCCCTCTTTATCTCCACCCCCGACGGCACCGCCAGCTGGTTCTACGAACTCTGGCAATACGCCGATAGCGGCGACTCCGACTGGAGCCGCTGGCAATTCACCACCATCCAAGGCGACAACGTCCCACCCGAGGAAATCGAAGCCGCCCGCGCCCAACTTGACGCCCGCACTTTCCGCCAAGAATTCGAGGCCAGCTTCGAGAACCTCTCCGGCCTCGTCGCCATCTCCTTCTCCGACGACAACATTGACAAACTGGTACAAGACCTCCCGGTCCTCCCCCTCCTCATCGGCGTCGACTTCAACATCGACCCCATGTCCGCCGTCTGCGCCGTCAAAAAAGGCGACGTCCTTTGGGTCTTCGACGAAATCATCATGACCGGCGGCGCCACCACCTGGGATCTCTGCGAAGAAATCCAATCCCGCTTCGGCGTGGAGCGCCGCATCATCGCCTGCCCTGACCCCACCGGCGGCGCCCGCAAAACCTCCGGCGTTGGAGCCACCGACCACAACATCCTCCGCAAATCCGGCTTCACCGTCTCCAGTCCCCGCTCCCCCTGGAAAATCCGCGACAAAATCACCTGCGTCAACACCGCCCTCCTTGACGCCTCTGGGACCCGCCGCCTCTTCATCCATCCCCGCTGCAAAGAACTCATCAAGTCCCTCCGCACCCTCACCTACGCCCCCAACACCGGCCTCCCCAACAAAAACCTCGGCGTGGACCACGCTTTCGACGCCCTCGGCTACCTCTGCCTCCAAACCTTCAACCTCGCCAAACCAGAATCCCTCGGCAAGACCAACTATCGTGTGTGGTAGTTCCCCCGTATAGCGGAATGGCAGCCAAAAAACCATCCAAAGCCCAGAAAAAGGTCGCCAAAGTCATGCGCGAGTACGGCAAAGGCGAACTCCACTCGGGCAGCAAGAAAGGCCCCGTGGTGAAATCCCGCAAACAAGCCATCGCCATCGCCCTATCCGAGGCCGGAATGTCCATGCCCAAGAAAAAACCCACCAAAAAAGGCAAAAAGTAATGGCTAAACCCGGCCTCTACGCCAACATCAACGCCAAGCGCAAGCGCATCGCTGCCGGAAGCGGCGAAAAAATGCGTAAGCCTGGCTCCAAAGGCGCCCCCACCGCCGCCGCCTTCAAAGCCTCCGCCAAAACCGCCAAAAAACCCAAGAAATAAGCCATGGCAATCGACG